GCTGCTCTTTGTAAAATCCATATAGCTCATTATGCTTGGTTAAATGACACGTTTATGCTATTGCGCGGTTCACGGAAAAGTGCATACCTTTGCACTTGAAAGGTGGAAACTTTGCGTGCTTGCCGCTTACTGGATGCAAATGTATAGTATGCGCTTGCGCTGTGCAAACTTTTGGCTTACAAAATACGTTATAAGTGTAAAGTTTAACATTTAATAATAATCGAGCTATATGGAAGAACAGAAAACCAACAACCCCGTAAAACTGCGCATCAAGCAGTTTGTCGCGTCTCTGGGTATCTCTGAGCGTGAATTTTGTCGTGAAATAGGAGTAAGCTCTGGGTACATCGAGAGTATCAAACAGTCCATTTCTCCAAAGGTGATGCAAACCATTACTTTGCGTTATCCGCAGCTAAACCCTATTTGGCTATTGCTCGGAAGGGGAGAGATGGCTAAAACCGAGGAGGGGGAAACGTCACTACAGAGCGGTTCTGCTACGGTTGGCGGCTTGCTGCCCTCTGATATGCTGGCGGAGTTGCTTGTGGAAGCGCGAAACGAAAAGGCGAGGCTGCTTGCCAACAACGAAAGGCTTACAAGTGTTGTTGTCAGCCAGCAGGAAACAATCGAAGAATTGACGCGCGAGCTTAAAAAAGCCAATGCCCAACAGGACGGCGATGCCGGATGTGCCGCTGCCGTGTAGTCTTTGGCGGTGTCATAATACCTGAATACTGACCTTCACTACGCGCGCGTACCATAATTTGTGGAGCGAAAAATGTGTCATTGAACAAAATAACTGCTATATGGAAACTATATCAATCAATGTAGATACGTTCTACTCAAACAGGGCTTACTATCCTTATATTCCTGCTTCTGTCTTCGACGCTTTGGAAGCTGCCTATCTGGATGGAGAGGACACGGCGGAGGTGTCTGAAACGGACTATTCCGCTATGATGTCTAACCTCAAATCTGCCGGTCTATGCCCCGAACAATCGTAAAAAGTTCGCCAATCAGCGAGAGCGTGAGCCGTCGGTTCTTTCAAGCTATCGAGAGGTTGGTGATGTATAAAGAAGTCAGTGCGTTGGGGTCTTTCTGCGAGAGTAACAATCTGAGTGCTTCGCGTTATCGTGAAATGCGGTTCGAGTACGGAGTTGCTCCTACCGGCAAACAATCACGCTACAAGAATGTGGAGATTGAAGCACTCTACGCGCTTGTCGCCAATTACCCCATATCTGCGGAATGGCTTATAACAGGGCGTGGCGAAATGTTGAAGCCGCAAAGGAAACGAAAGACAAGGGGATGAAGTACAGTATAAAGCTGGGCTTACACCTCAACCCAAATCACAAAGGCGAGGTTGCGGACGAAGTGGCAATACGGTTGCGCGTGTCATGGTCGGGCTACCGTGCGGACTTGCGGAGTGGTTTTGTCGTTGCTCCCTCCAAATGGGATGCTGCCAACGGGGTTGTAAAACCAAACACAAAAAACAAGTTCGGGCAGGGTGCTGGCGAAATAAACCGCCGTATTGCCAAACTTTGTGCAATGGTTGAAGAGGTGCTTACCCGCTTTGAGCTTGACAACAAACGCGCCCCAAACGCCAAAGAATTTAAGGCGGCTTTCGATGTCGCTGCCGGGCGTTCAAGGGTTGCTGACGAAACGTTGGACTTCTACCGCGTGTTTGACCTCTTTACGGACGTGGAGGGTAAAGAGAAGAACTGGAAAAAGCCGTCATACACAAAGTTTCGCGCCTTGCGCTCCCACTTGAAGGGTTGGCGTGAGGAAATAAACCTTTCGGACTTTGCCAAAGAGGATTTTGCGGACTTCGTGAACGGCTACCTTGTCAAGAAGGCTAAACTGCTGAATACGACAATAGAAAACCAAATCGGGCATCTGCGCTGGTTCTTGCGTTGGTCTGTTGCCAACGGCTACTACAAAGGTAACGCCCATGTCACGTTTCGCCCTCGTTTGCTTGGGCTTGACTGCAAAGAAGTAATATACTTGGAATGGGAGGAGTTGCAGGGTTTCCTTAACTTCCACTTCTCGCCTAAAAACCCGTCCTTTCCTGCTGTGCGCGATGTGTTCTGCTTCTGCTGCTTCACGGGATTGCGCTACTCGGACGTGGCAAAGCTGCGCCGTTCGGACTTGCACCTGACGGCCAATCCTGCCTATATGGTGGTAATCACTCAAAAGACAAACGACAGGCTACATATCGAGCTGAACAAATATGCGCTTGCCATACTTGACAAATATAAAGATGTGCGCTTCCCTCGTGGCTTGGCTCTGCCTGTAATCTCAAACGTCAAAATGAACGAACACCTACACGCTGCCGCCGAGGCTGCCGGTATCTGCGAACCTGTGCGCATCGTGCAGTTCTGCGGTAATGAACGTAGGGAAAGCGTAGTGCCAAAATGCGCCGTGCTGACTACTCACGCGGGGCGACGTACCTTTATCGTAAACGCCTTGCGGCTTGGCGTTCCTGCGCCTGTTATCATGGAATGGACGGGACACAGCGACTATAAGGCAATGAAGCCGTATATTAAAATCGTGGATGCAGCCAAAATCGAGAATATGGCAAAGTTTGACGCTTTCGACGCTGGCGGTGAAACTCCCGGAATGTAATACCCGAAAATGTACCCAATTATGCGTTATCCCATAGGGTTTCCCCGTATTCATCCGTTATCATGGAACGTAGTGAATACCGCTGTTTTTGAATTGTTTAGCGATGATTGGTAATGGTTGGATATATAGTTATCAGTACCCCAGCTTCCGCAATCAAGTCTAATTATTAGGCAGTTACGTATTTTGTACCCGAAAAAGTACCCAAAAAGGGCTTTTCCGGGTACATTTTTTATCGGTTGTTGGCACGTCGGGCGATGTCTGTTCCGATCCATACAAATACGGCTGCAAGCAATAAACCGGCAATTAGCCAAACGAACCATTTCCCCCTGATGGTGTCCTTGGTGCTTTTTGTATTCTCGCTTATCCTTGCCTTGGTGTCCGTTTTGGTTCTTCCTGTCGCCTGTACGTCGATGCTCGCCGTTGTCTGTTGTCGGCTGATGCTTTCCGTCCGCTTGTCTGCGTTGATGGTAATCGTACCTTTGCGGCGTTTCTTCACGCTGCCAGCGTTGGGCGGTTTATGGTCAGAGGCTTCGCCCGTGCGAGTGAACAATCCGCTATCCTGTGCATGGCTCTCGCCGGTGGTGTCCGCTTGGGTTGGGTAATACTCCCATTCCTCGAACTCTATTACCATATTCTGCCGCTCGTTGCTCGACAATGCTGCTGTTAGTTGGTCAGTGGTCTCCGTCTGCTCCGTCCGGCTGGTGTCCGTCACTTGTGTTGTCATAACATCCTGCTTCGTAGCGGTCTCTTGGGTTGCCCGTGTTGTCTTGCAACCGAGCAACCCTGTAAGAATGACCATCAGAAGCAAAGCAAACAATACTTTCTTCATACGTCGTTGAATGTCAGCGTAGCGTTCTTGACCTTGTTACAGGTAAGGCTACCATAGTTAATACAATTAAGGCGTTTAAGCCACCCTCTCTCGAAAACCTTTTGGTCGGATCTGCGCGAAACGAGCCTTTGGATAAAGGCTACACGCGCTTTCTTGATCTTGGCAAAAAGCAGCTTCGGTTCTTGGGCGTTCAACGCTGCAAGTGTCTGTTCACCTACAATGCCGTCCGCTTTCACGCCCAACAACTTCTGCACTCCTGTGATGCCGTGTGTCCCGCTGCCCCACACCCAATCGACAACAATATTAGCTATACTTTGGCTTCGTATAAGGTCGGCTTTCCATCTGTCCCAATAGTGAGGCTTCATAACGACGTTGATAACGTCTTCGTCCGTGAGCATCTCCAGATCCTCGACATCTATCTTGCCGTCACCGTTCTTGTCATACCCCTGCGCCCTCCATGTGGCAATGGTTACGCCTTTGTTTGTCGCTCCCCCTCTGTCGGACTGGTGGTCGGTAAACCCTCCCTCCCAGCTTAGGATAAAGGGTGCTAATACTTCAATCTTTGCCATCGTCTTTCGGTTTATTGTTAATTACGAGGTCGTCCGCGTCAATCTCCAGATGCCGTGCAGCTTTGTTCACCAATACCTTTTGCAAAACCTTTGCCCAGTGCGCTTCGTTGCAGCTGCTCTCGTTCTCCAGTATGCTAAGCAACTGTACCAGACAAAAGCCGCCACTTATAAAGTTTGCTAAATAAAGGTCTACAAAAGGATATATATAGGTATCAATGAGCCAACCTAACACGGTGCAAGCGTAAACGATGCAAAGCGTGTAGAACATCCTGCGTGCATAGCTGCTCTTGAACTTCGCTTCGTCTGCCGCTGTGTTCGGGTTCTGCTTCTTGACACGCTTCCCCAGACGGTATGCCGTGAAGCAATCTGTCAGAATGGCGAAGAGGCAAATACCGGCAAAGGGGATGGTTGGTTCTAACAATCCCCAAACCGCACCTATAAGGAATAGCGCGGCACGAGAGCCAATGTTAAAAATGCCCTCAAAAAAGGCTTTGACATACTCCAACATAGTTGCCCCCTTTCCCTACTCAGCATTGGCCTCCAAATCGGCCTTAACCATAGCCTTGATGCCAGCTATTTCGGTAAGGTACTCTTTGTAAGCAGCCTTTGCTTCCGCCTTTTTGGTACTGTCGGTAATCACCCCCAACACAGCGGCGTTATATTCGTTGATGATGTTGAACTCCTGCGTCTCGTCCAACTTCTCACGAATGACGGCCTTCACCAACTTTTCATAAGTAGGCTCATCCCACACTTTGACCGTGTCGTAGTCGTAAACGGTTTTTACCTCCCCTGTTTCGGGGTCTGTCTCTTGGCGATCCACGATGTTGTAATTATAGTGGAACGCTCCGTTGCCCAGCGGTTGAATGATTGCAGGGCGAATGTCTGAAGTTGATTTCATACGGTTTAATCTTTTCGTTTAACTTATTGACAAAATACTCGCTGTCGCTATACTTGCACCATCCCCACCATGACGCTACCGCCTGTCTGAAGCCCTTTGCGCCTATCGGGTTCTTTCGGTGTATAAGGCTGGCACACTTCCTGCAAAGGTTCTGCTTGATACGCTTTCGTAGCCGTGTTTCGTTCAAGTAGAATACAAAACCTAAGAAGTCTATACCTCGTCCGCTTCGGTCGCGGTGGTCTTTGCCTATCGGGAAAACCTGCTTGTTGTCCTTGACCCCCAGCTTCACGT